CAACTGTTTTGCCCATTCGCGCCAAACAAATTTTCATCTTTTTCACCCGTTTCACAGTCTACCCATGTGAAACGCATCATTACTTTTGAATTCATTTCAGAAACTACATTGCTTTTTCCTGCATAATCCTGCCTTGTGTTTTCAATTGAAATGATTTCTTGTTTTAGAAGCAATCCATGCTCGTTCATTAATGGCTTGATGTGTTCCAGTACTTTATCCCCCGTTACATAGGAATAATTAAAGCTTTTTTTATCCTTTGCAAGTCCAACAATAGCTTTTTGTATACAAAGAAGTTTCTGATAAATGTTTAATCCGGTTGCTGATTCTGATTTCTTCATTTCAATTCATTTTTATTTTTAGAGTTGGTTTTAGTTTTGCGCTTGAATCTTGATTTGCTTGATTATATCCGGCAATTTCCCGATTAAGCGAATAGTTGGAACAGGTTGCATAGTTTGTTGTTTATATCCGTTGTTTAGCCCGTAGGTTTAATTGGTTTTCCCGTTCTTCAATTGCTTCATGTAAAATTTTATCTGCTTTTTTCATTTCATCAAGCATATCAGCTAAAATTTCAATTCTAAGCAGATTCAGATTTTTTTTATTAGTCAAATCTTCTATTTCCCCTGAAATAGTTTGTGCTGATTTTTCGTGTAAACTCATGATGAAGGATTAAATTATGTGGTGTTTCTCTTTCAGATAGGCAATTCTTGCTTTTGCTCTTACAGGATCAGTTTGCATTGCCAGTTCTTCAATTGCCCACCATATTTTTTTGCTCTTGATATTTTCATCATTCACGCAATTAGATATGTTTGGTCGGGTGCAGCCTGTCATTTTGTGGATGGTAGGTAAAAAGCCATTTGGCATTAATTGCCGGATCGGTGTTGTTTCTTCGTTACTCATGTACTTTGTTATAGTTGTTCTTATTTCCTTATGTGGTAATGATGAAACAAAGATACGATAATAATAATAATAGGGTTACAAAAACTTCAACTTTTTTTTTCTGAATTTTTAACGGTAGGGGAGGGGATGCAGTTTTTGCCGGTTCGGTAGGGGAGGGGTAAAAAAAAAAGTAACCGATTGCAATCGGTTACTTTTTAAGCCACAAAAAAACCGGCTCAAAAAACCGGCTCTTTCAACTCTAAATAAAAATGATTCACAAAAGTAAGCCTTCAGGATTGAAGGAAAAAATCTATTTGGAATGAATCCATTTTAAATATCATCAATGCTTCTTCTGATCAGGAAGTGATTCAAGCTTTCATAGTTCAAAGAATCCATCAGGAACTTCATATTTTTTTCTGTCTTGATCCTGATTGAATCTGAATGCTGTTTTTCCTGCTGAAGCTTTATCATTTCCGGCTTGCATTGTTTCTTGCCTGTATGCACTCCTAAATAATAAGCCATTGTTGCAAAAACAGCAACCAAAAAAATAACCATTATAAAAATTCGCGGTTGATTTTCAGTTCCTTCCATAGTTATATCAGTTATTATTTTAGTCCTATAAATTACATTATGATAAACAGAATCATTTACCTGATCTTTATGATCCATTCCCCAAAAACCAGTTCAAAGAATATCCATGCAACTAACGCTGCCCCTGCTAATACTAAAAACCAAAAATGATAGAATCTATTGAAATCCTGTGGCGTTTTATGAAAATTGTATGCCCACTTCCTAATTTTCCTGTCAAATCGTTTTGCATCCTTTGAACTTGAAACATACCAACTATGCAATCCCCTTGCTTCATTTAGCTTTCTTGTATAGTTAAAGCCAAAAGCAGCAGGAAAATAAACGAAATAGAATAAAGCAAACCACCTATGAAAACCGGCAAAGTAAAACAAGCCGGTTGAAATCACCACCACAAAAAAGATTGCTGTAATGGATCGTTTTATTAGATCAAAACCATGCAAAGGATTTACATTTGGGTTTCTTGATCCGAGAAATGCAAATTTTACTGCATCATGTTTTGCTTCAAACTCTCCAAAGTAATAAGGAAAATAAAATCCAAACCCTATCAGCATACAGGAAACCAATATTTTTATAAATGGATTCATTTAAAAGGAGTTTCTGAAGTTAAATAAAGGCTGAAACCGGCTAAAATAGTGCCCCCTATACCATAATACCATGATCCTAACTGAATTACATCTGTTTCATTATGCCATTCCTTTAAGGCAAATATTCCCCACCCCAAAAGCAGATAAATTAACCATTTTGGAATCTTTCCAACATTGCCGATAAACAGGAAATTTATCATACTCGCTTAATTTTTAAATGGATCAGATAATATCTTGAAGCATTAATGATTTTGCCGGTATCTAATAAAATTTGAAACCTGCCTGAACTCCAAATTCTTTTAATAATTCCCAAAATTGGCTTCTCTCCTATTATTTTCTGAAATGCTACCCGATCATTAGGTAAAAAAAGTGTTTCTTCATTAGGCATTTCACTACACATTACATTCATATTCATTTATTTAGGCAATCATCAAGTTTTTCCAATCCGTAATTTACAATGATATTTATTAGCAATTCTGCATATTTAGGATCGGTTGCATATCCGGCTTTCTGCAATGCTCTTGCCTGATCTTGTGGTGTAGCTGCTGAAAATACTCCGGCTTTCTTATATCTTGTGTTTTGCTGCAAAAAGTTGTTCCTATCTTTGAAGCATTCCAACGGCGTTGAATAATGCCTGAAATAATCTACTATCATTTGTTCAACTCCATGAATTACTTCCCTTGTGATAAACTTTTTGCTTAATCCATGCCATTCATCAGAAGGCTAATCTTTTATTCCGAAAAAATTATTGCATTCCTTTGCCAATTTGCTTTCACCGGCTTTGTATTCTGATCCAACTTTTCCTGTACTTTCTAAAATTGCTTGTGCCATCATTAAGGAAGGAAATAAACCTGTTCCTTTGCAAGCTATTATGATTGCTTCTTTGAATAGCTTTATAAAATCAACTCTGCTTTGGTTCATCTTCTGTAGGTTTTAAAGTTTCCTGTTCAATTACTTTTTCTGTCTTGATATTATCTTGCTGTAAAGAATCAACAATTGAATCCCCTATTTTAGAACGCATTAGATTTAAAATTGCCATCTTCAGGAATTTAGCTAATCCCCCTGATTGCAGTTTTAATAAACTCATGTGATAAATAATTTGCCTTAATTTATTTGTCATGTACCATCCAAATAAAATATCTGCTAATGGTTCATAATAGTAATACAAATGAATTGAAGTAGTAATGATTGCCATTATTAAAAGATCAGCAGCCATTATTGCAAATGTTCTTTGGAACTTCTGAAATGAAAAGGATTCTTTTTTAATGTTCTTACTTACTAAATATCCATAATAGGCATTAATTAAAGTCATTGATAAAATCAATGCTGCTCCCACAGGGGGATTCCAAACCCATTCTGAAAACCATGTTAAAGAAGCTATTCCGATTGATCCAAATAGCTGAAGCGAAAAAAAAGGGATTAAACTTAAACCTAAAGCGGTTTTTGCATAATCCCAAAATCCTAAAAATCCGAACGTTCTAAACATAAAACGCTCAAACTCAATTATTTTTGCTTTTATTTTATTTAATCTGCTTTGCATCCTATTCCTACGTTATTCAGGAAAATCTTTAGGAACAAAACGCCACCAGTTCGGCAATTGCCTGACTAAAGCAGAAAATTCAAAGCAGAATAAACGTTTTCCTGCCTTTTCTTCTGTTCTGCCTAACCATTTGCCAGTTTTCTGATAAATGCCCATGTAAAGCAGTACAGAAGCTAAATCATATCGGGTTGCTTGGCTCTGAAAATGTCGGGTTATCATATCATCTTGAACAAAGCATTCTGAAATGGCAAAATCATTTAATGCCCTGCTTTCGTGCCAAAAATCAAACCGTTTAGGACGGATCACATCCCCAACATTGGCTTCAACAATAAACATTTCACCATTGATCCAAAAAAGAACGGCTGTATGATTCCAGTATGATTTTAATACTGATCTAATTACAGCAGCTTCATTATCTTTTGGAGTATGGCAAAAAATAGTTGTTCCAGTTTTGCAAGTCTGAAGCCTTCTTTTTAAATCATTTGAATAAACAATTTCCATTATTGATTTTTTGCTCCTACATGAATAATCAGCATTGTTGGCATTTCAGCAGCATCAGAAGAAACCAAAATCCTGTAATTTCCTTCTGATAAATCGGTGAATTCCCCTGTAGTATTTGAAATCTCTGTTCCTAAAATTTGGAAGGTAGGATTGCCGATAATATCAACCGGAATTACTTTGATTTTACCATCATTATTTGATTGGCTTGCATTCAAAAGTTGTTCTTCAGGTTCAGTTGCCGGTTTTACTGAATAAGTAACCCCTGAAATCTCAAAATCTGCTGTAATAGGGGGATAAAAATTCCCGTTTTCAGGTGAAAAACAAAGAACCCCAAATAAGACATACAACAAACCGTTTACACTCATTTGGTCGGTTTTCAATCCTATTTTTTCAGCAGGAATATTGTAAAAATATGCTGCTGATTCTTGCTCTGTAGCATTAAAAGACTGTAAAACATCCTGATTATAAACTATTCCTTCAGAATCCTTTATAAATTTGTTATAAAATACAATTACTTCCTGATTGCTTTTGGAACTCTTGTTGCCATCAATCCGAAATTCTTTTATAACTCCATTTTGAGTATATTTTATAAATGCCTGTTCATTTTCATCACCGGCAGAAACTTCAATTGAAAGTCCTTTAAATGGAAAAGTATTTGTTTCTATTGCCATAGCTGTATTTTTAAATTATAAGGCTGCTATTTCTGTACTATTTAATGCCCTTGAATATATTTTTGCTCTTTTAAAACCACCTTCCAAAGCATAATTTGTTCCAAGTGATTCTAATCCAATGGTATTGCCATTTGTATTACTTATAGGAATTGCAGTTGTAAATGATGAATTACTACCTAATAAAATTCCATTCAAATAGCATGATAAAATATTTCCTGATCTTGTGTAAACCAATTTGTAATTAGTATTTATAGCTAAATTATTAACCATCACGGTTAAAATTACAGTTCCATTTGAATAGAAATTAATCGGCTGTGGTGAAGTTCCATCAGTTATATGCATCAGTATTGTATAATCTCCTGTCTGATAATTACCTTTTCCGATAATTGCACACCAATCACGCGGTGCAGACCTATAATTTGCAATTTTAAATTCTATTAATAATGTAAAATCTCTTTTTCCGGTAATGTATGGAGCATCATTTAATTTTATGCCCTGATTATTATTTCCAGTAAAAGTCAAATATCCCCCTGAAAGAATTGGTAATAAACCAATTAATAAAGCATTTCTTTTATAAGAACTTGAATCAGGTAAAACATTCCCATTTACATAATCACTCGCATTCAATTCTAAAACTACTTCATTGCTTGCAGGAATATTAATCACACGTTGTTCAACTACAGAAGAATCGGGATTGAAATTACCTACATATTGTGGCGTAGTTGCTCTATTTAAACCATCATTCCAAATATCACCATGAAAACCGTTTGGGCTGCTATCCTGAACGTTTCCATTTATAAATCTATAATCTACTATCAGATTATTTTGCGCTGCTGTAGTATTGTTTATAATGTCTGAAATAGGCAATGAAGAATTCCAAATTGTTGCTTGTGAAAAAATAGCTTCAAGCGGAAAAGTTCCGGTCGAATATCCCCCAAAAGTTGCAGGTGTTGCCCATGCTACTGCTGTTCCTGCATAACTATTATTTATGTAAGCTGCTCCATCAATTGAAAGCTTAACTGTATTTCCTTGCCTTGAATAAATTATATCATACCAATGAAATCTTTTTGCTGCTTCATAACTCCATGAACCCCAACCAACACCATTAACCGTACCTTGATAAATTCTAAAATTACCTCCTTCAATATCCAAAAGCCATTGAATATTATTTTCACTCCCACCACCTTTTGATACAATTACTCCATCTAAACTATTTCCTATTAAAATAAATTTTACTCTAATTGTAAAATCGTTTGCCGTTTGTAAAACAGGAATAATAGGGCAAGCGACAAATTTAGAATAAGCTAATCCTGTTCTAATAGCTTTACCCCTATTTGATGATACTATTAACCGATTATTGCTGATTAAATAAGACATATTAATCACATTTAATTCTTACAGGAATATTATCAGCTATAAACCGATATAAATAAAGACCATCAAACCATTCATCTAATTGATTATTGCCAGTTAAAGCAGTTCCAATGTAATAACTTGCATTTGTTGAAGTTGCTGCACTCCAATTAGCCGGATTTTGCAATAAAATTTGCTGATCAGGTGCAACATTTGTAGTTATTGTTTCACTCGATATTATATGTTGAGTCTTTGTCATGATCTAAGCTATTTTTTCCGGTTGTAAATGTCCTGTATTATCAATCCCGTTTATCCATAGTGAACCATCTGCTGAAGTATAGGCTATTGTTTCATTAGTTAATGATAAAGGGAATGTCTTGTTTGTGATTGAAACATTGGATATAACGCCATTAAATACAACTGCTGTACTTGCCATCTGCATTCCTGAAACCGGCTTATTAAAAACGCAATTATTTAGGTTTAAAGGAATGGCAACCGTTCCCCCCCCAAAATCATTATTGAAAGTGTTTCTGCTGCTGTTTATTGCAAATGTAGTTCCGGCTGCAAATACTCCTTTAATTGAATTGAATTGAAACCCATCCGGCAAATTCATGTTGGTTTGCATTCCATTGATTAAATTCTGCTGAACGTTATTACCAATTACAGAATTCCCTAATGCAGTTCCATTTAAATTAGTTACTGTATTATGCTTAAAACCATTACCTATGCTTACTGTACTGATCCTTGCACCAAATCTGTTATATTCACAAATAGTACCACATTGAAGCAAATATAATTCTTCAGTTTTATTGCTTTTCCAACCAAAACCAAAATTGCATTGGTAACTTGATCCCCTCATTTCATTTGCAGAAGTTTGTACTTCAAATGAATTTTGAAAAATAAGTCCTTCAAATTCATTGTATTGAGTTTCAGGATTAAAAATGTTATAGGTACAACTTGCAGCAAAGAAATTTCTATTTATAGTACCAAAACCACCCGAACGAACTAATACAAAATGATTAAACGAAAAATTATTATCACATAAATTATAAATAAATCCCCCTTGTATTATATTACCTGTGCATAATTTCCCAAAGCTATTACCATAAATCTCACCATTGTTGAAAGTCATATTGGTACAATTCAAATCAAATGAATTATCATGAAATGAATTGCCATCACCGGCAGAATTTGCAGGACTTACTCCATTTATTGAATTATCGGTGAAAATTATATTGTTATAAGTTGAAGCAAAACCTATTGAAATATTTCGCATTGCTCCCCCCCCACTTCCGGCAATGTTTGTATTAAAAGTATAGGAATCTTGAAAATCAGAAGCTAAAGCCGGAATAGTTGCAAATCCTAAAGGAAAATTATTTGGGCTTGTGCTTAAATACAAACTTCTACTTGGTACTAATACTTTCAACCAATTTGGATCGGTTTTTACTGCCCATTCTGTTGTTGAAGCAGTACCGGAATAAGCTGCTAAATTAGGATCATTCCCTACATTTGAATTATTGCCAAATTTCTTTGAAACATAAACGCCACCATCAGAAGCTAAAACGGCTGCACCTCTTGAATAAGTAGTTCCGGCTGACCAAACAGGGGGATTTGCTTTCCATCTTCTGAATTTGACATTTCGCCAATCATAATAGGTTTCTAATCCTTTTATAGTATCTTTTCTGTAGGTAATTTTTCCCCTTCGTTCCGTTATACCATCTTCACAAAGCACATTATTAAAATCAAATTGAATTATATCCTGCGGAAATAAAGGTGAATAAACTACAGGTGCAAATGCTGAAGAAGTAACTGCTAAAAGAATTAATTCTTCAACTCCTTCAGATAAATTTTTAGTCCATGAAGCTGCATTTGCATAAACTGTTCCCTGAACATTTAAAGCAGTTGTATTTGGAATTGTATGAATGGTTTGATTATCTGTAATTTTATAGAATTGCCCCTGAATAAGCTTTCCGTTATTTTTTAAAGTAGCAATATTTGCATAAGTATCAGCAACCGGAATCAGATCAATATTTATATTTCCGGCTGCATTTGGATTTGAAGGTGTGCCGGAATTTATACTAATTGATTTAACTGTTCCGGTTGCTGCTGTTTCTATTGTTCCATCCTGAACATCTGCATCCTGAACAAATAAATAATTAGGGGAAATTATAGGACGCAAAGCATCTTCATAAACATTTACCTCATCACCTGCCAATCTTAAATAAAAAGGATTATTAGTATCAGTATAATCTATTACAATAGCATCTAAACGATGTTTTCCTTCACTTGCATACGGTAAAGAAAAATCATCCTGCGGAACAATGATAATATTTCCGTTTACATTGATCTTTCCCTCTCCTATGTAATAGATATTTCCTACAATATTACTTGAAGGTACTTCAACCCATGAAACCCCTGAAGGCAAAGCAGGTGCATCTTGAAATCCTACCTGCGAAACAAAGGAATCTCTAATATCAGTTGCAAAATCTCTCATTCTTGCTTCTGAAATCAATCCTTTTGTATTATTCAGGAATAAGGATTGCCATTTAGTATAGAAATCCGCTTTGGTTAATTGTGCCATTATCTCTATATTTATTTTTTGCAACTCCTATTCCAAATCTGCCTTTTCTGCCTGATTCCGGTTTACATTCATCTATTGCAGGAAGGTATTCATATTTCCTCAAATAGGTGAATAGATCGTTTTCAGCCATGATCAAATCAGTTCTGTTTGAATTGATTAAATCTTTCCTTCTCTGATCCGAAATTGGCACAAACCGTTCCCCTGTTTGCTGTGTCAATCCTGCCTGTGCAACATCAATTCCATGAACAGTTAAAAAATAATCGTAGGTTTTGAAGATCAAATACCGCTTTAAAGCCAAATGAAAAACAGTATAAACCGGCTCAATTACCCATTCTTCAGAAGTTTCAGAAGGTAAAGCAGGATCATCTATTAATGCTCTGTAAATTGTGCCGTTATACTCCCAAAATGAACCCGAAACAATTGCTGAATCAGGTGTATAAATACCAAATTCAAAAGCAACGGAATCTAAAAACTGATCATAATTTCCATTTGCTAAAGTTGGAAGTGTTCTTTCAGCCTTTAAAATGAATGGATTTATATCAGCATCAGCAATGTTTGTAGAAAACTTTACAAGCTTTGCAATATCGTATTTATCTATCAGCATAATTTTAGGAAAATTTTTGAATTACAGCCTGTTTTTCAGCATCATTCATGTACGGGAGCAATTCAACCGGAATAGTTTCTAATGGATTTTTGATTGATAGATACCAATAATCTTTTGCTACCTGTGGAAATAGTAATTGGAAGGTACGGGCAATCTGATTCTGCATTACATTTATATCATTCTGAAATAATTGAATTGAATTCAAAATTTCTCTGCTTTGACTTAATGCACCGGCTGTAAGGAAATTGCAAAGGATTGCCGGAACTCCAAAATGCCTACAAACCGCCCTGCCTATAGTATCACGTTTCACATCTAAAGAAAGTAATGCTTTGGTGTTATCCCATGCAATTAGATTTGGCTTATAGTTTCCAGTTAAAACAACTGCCTGACTGCGGTTTTCTTTATCAGTAAGATCATTTACATCATCAACTAAATAATCAAATTCAGTTTTTCCGTTTTCATCTTGTTTTGTTGTATCAACATTGCCTTCAAAATGCACTATTACAGGCGGTGTAAAGTTGTTTTCTAAGTTATCCAAATCAGTTATGGCAATTTCTGTATCTGAATAAATATCCTTTGCCCCTGCTAAAGTCCAAAAGCTAGGCAAAGGATAGTCTGAAGATCGGGCTGTTTTCCTGTAGACAAAAAGTAATTGACCTGATTGAGCATAAGTTGTATTACCGGCTGCATCAGGCTTTGCATTATTTACGATTTCATCAAACATATTTGAAACCACTACAGGATCATTATTGAACGGCTGCATGATTTCATCATATTGACGTTTAAAAAACTTTGTTCCTCTTGTATGATTCACTACAAATCTGCCATCCTCTAATTTTCTGACATACTGCAAAGGAACATGATAAACTTCAGCAACTTCAAATGCTAAATTATATTTCACTCTTAAAGCAAAACCACGCCATAAAGCAAAATCAGGGGAAATTTCATTTAATAAATCTTCAGAAGTTTGTTTTGGATTTACTTTAAAGTTTGCAGCCAATTCATTTATAAATCCATCAGCTTGAATGTAATAATCAAGCTTTTCCCAACACGCGGTAGCTGTTCCTGAATCCATAACAGCTTCTAAAATCTTATGTGGCAATTTATCATCATTGCCCCACGCAATTTGTTTTATTGCTGCATTTTTAGCTGTATCAGGATAAACCGAAACAAGCCCATTCAAAGCATTTGTACGCTGTGAACGGGCTTGCTTGTTTACCGCTTTACTTTTACGAATTGAAGCCATAAGTAAAGAGCAATTAAAGGTTTAAAGGTAGTTCAGGATCAAAGCAGGAAGTTTATTCTTCCGGTTTTATATCTTCGTGCTTTTCCGGCTCTACATTGAGCATTTTACCTTCTTCTTTTGAAGCCTGTTCTTCAGCTTTTGACGGTCTGCCACGCTTACCGGCTTTCTGTTCTTCAGGTGCAATTTCTGCTTCAGCTTTTGCTTCTACTTCTTCAATATTGTGGGCAAAATCAGGATTTTCTAAAATGCGTTTTGCTTTTGCATCTGTCAAATTATCTTCTGTAATGGTTTCTGTTTTACCATCCCGAATTAAAACAATTTCAGTTACACCATTTTTTTTTGCTTCTTTGGAAAATCTGTAATTTCCTTTGTGCTTTGCCATTTCTTTAGCTTTTTTAGTTTGATAATATTTTAGTTTTAAATCATAATAAACGGCATCCATCTTACTTTTGCAGGTTAAGCAATACCATTTTTCCGGCTTATCCCCTATTAGAATTTTATGCAGATCAATCAGTAAATTATTATCTGCATTCCTTCTAGGTGCATAAATCAATTCATTTACTTTCTGCTCTGCTTTATAATAATCCATTTAATTAGGGTAAAAGTTTTTGATCTAAATAAATGATTTCATCAGCTACTTCATCAGCAAAGTTTGTATAAACCGGCATTTTTGATTCATCTGCTGTGAAGGTTAAAACCATTGATGAACCACCATCAGAAGCAGCATCAACGGCATAAGTTCCGGCTGTGATACTCATTCCTTCAGCCGGAACATCTTCAGCCCCTACTAAACCAAATGCTTCAAACCGTCCATATTTGTTTTGCAGGATCACAAAAAGATCATCTGCCTGAACTAATAATTCAATGGCATCTTTTTCCGGCTGTGTATCGAAGTAGGCAACAAAATTTACTGTTTGTGTATACATTGTTGCATTCTCATTCTGCTTTATTGCTGTACTATGGCTGTTCTTTAATTTCTTGCCAGTTAAAGCATATAAATACATAGAAGATTTTAATGTCAATGTTTTGATGTTTCCATCTGCATCACGGGTAAAACCTGATAATTCAGAAAGTGAACCAACATACATTGTACGATCAACCCCCCCGATACGCTTCAAAGCGCATCGGGAAGGATTCAGGTCAATCATTCCGGTTAAACCGGCTTGTGGGCATATTGCTCTCATGCTGCTTTTCTCCTTTCTAAAGTGAATTAATAAGCCACACTAAACAATTGCCCCCAACCTAATGAAACACCCAATTTGTAGTTTACGCGCATCAGATTCATTTCTTCTTTTTCTTCATACCAAAATTTGATAGTAGTAAAATCAGATTCTAAATCTGTAGCTACTGTGATATTGTTTTTGGCTGTGTAATAAATCCTGTGGGGATTTGCTCCGGCAAAATCGGCTGCTACATAACGATCAACTTCATCTTCAGGAACTACCTCAACGCCAAAGTGCATCAAAGTTTTAGTTCCGTTTTGGGCTAAACTCCATGAACTTTCTAAAGCATTGTTTGAAGATAAATACTGCAAATAGGCATTGTAAACAGAACGCGTTACAACTTTGAT